TATGCTCTGGGATACCCCCGGAACACCCCTCATTGCCTCCCCCGTCCTAAGCGGCGGGCAGAGCCTACTCGATCCTTGTGCAAGCGGTCTCCCGACATGCACAACAGTCCTCAGTTGCCCACGCGGCCAGCCGTCGAAACGCACTGGCGAGAAATTATTTTGTCTTCCTGAACCGATAATGCTGCGTTGGATAAACACCGCGCAGCGCCGTCTTGATTCTGAACATCCTGCACTCGGCCATTCCGCTATGCACGGCCTGCGAAATCAATGTCCCTGTCCTCTTGTCTGAAAGCCCCCATGCACTCTCAAGCTCGCGGCGGGTGTACCAACCGGGTGGGACTTTCTCGGCCTTTTGCGATGGCCTGGATGGCTTCCTCATTGGAATTTAGAGGCCAATGTTCCCAGCAGCGAGCGTCCCTCGATGATGGGGATATTGAGGTGGAGGAACTCGCCGGAGCGGGCCACCACTTGCACGCCAAACCCATGGGTCCAGCTTGTCGGGTTGGTGTGCTGCCAGAGTGGTTGCAGCTCGCAGAGGCATCCGGGATTCCAGGCAGCAATGCTCCCCGTATGCACGGGCCGCCCGCTTGATGACTGGGCCCTGTGGGTATGGCCGAAGACGAGAGGTGCCCCGAAGGCTTGAAGCATGGAGTCGGTGGCCTGCCTCGGAGTGCGGCTGCCATGGGTGAAGTAGCACTTCCCAAGCCGGATCGCTCCGGGGATCTTGAGGCCCATGTAACACTCCCCCTGACGGTAGTAGGGGATCCCTCGCTCTTTGAGATTTAGCAGGAACTCGGGTGCGAAGGCACGCCGCAGGAACTCTGCGTCCCTTGAGTTTCTCAGGGATTGAGTTACGCACCAGGTCTCGACGCGGCGCTCATGATTCCCCTCGATGTAGTGGATGCGGGCGCGAGGCGCGGCGGTCTGGATCGCATCGAGGAAGGCGCGGGTGGCGGCGATGTCCTGCTCGTAGGTGTAGGAGGTCTCCGCGACATAGCCGAGCACATGATGCTGGGCAAGAAGTCCGCCGCAATCCACGTGATCCCCAAGCAGGATGATCTCGTCTGGGCTCAGGGCCTTCACATCACCAAGACAGGCCGAGAGGGCCTGCTGATCGGCCTTGCACCCATGCGTGTCCGGAATGATGACGCGGACCAGCTCTTCGCCGGTCGAGCGGGCGCTCTTGCTTGGGACGGGAGCCTTGGCCTTGGGGGTTGCCCTGGCACGCTCCAGCGCCGCGGCGAGCTTGGAGTTGGACTCTTCGGAGGATCGAAGTTGCTCCCGAAGACGACGCACCTCATCGGCGGCAACCGATTGTTCCAGCAGGGCCTTGGCCCCAAGCAGTGTTTTGTTTCCCATAGTATCCCTTTCTCCCCCGAGATGCGGGGGATGAGTTTCCGTCAACGCTGACGGATCGACTCCTGACGCCTGCGCTCCAACTCCTGACGAACGGTGCGGATCATGTCAAGCCCGCCCGCACAATGAGCAAGCAGACCCGGCTTGTCGGCCACAGTCGCGGCACTCACCAGGTCGATCTGATCGGCCTCGGCATCGGCAAGTAATTCCTGGAGCCCTCGCCACCAGAGCGGCTCATCATCGAGACCAACGGAGAAGGCCATCAGCCGTTCCTCGTCTGAAAGACGGGAAAGGCTGAGTCGAGGGTCGAAGGTCGAGGGACGAGGGCTCGAAAGCAGGGAGCGGAGGTGGTGGATGATGTAGGTTATTGGGTTCATGTGGTTAGTGGTTGGATTAGGTTTTTAGACTGAAGGCTGAAGGCTGTTAGTTCCCGAGAGCATCTCGGAGGGTGGCTGCGGATTTGGAACGGCCCATGTAATCAAGCCAATCAGCGGCTTGCTCCACCAGCGCTCGGAACTTTGTGATCTTGGCTTTTAATTGGTTGTTCTCGTTAGAGTAACAAAATGAGCTTCGGTAAATTGTCCCGTCTTCCTCATTTAGAAAATCTGATCCGCATTGGAATCCAGAATCCTCATTCCATTGTTTAGCTCCGCAGTGAGGGCAGTGATCAGGTTGCTTCATTTCATCATTCATAATTCATCCTTCATAATTTCTGTTCAGTAGCTTCCTCCCGATCTTACCGACAGGATCTCCCCCTCGACATTGGTAACGCCGGAGAGGCAGAAGTAGCGGAGGACATCAATGGGGTCTTTGAGCGCTCCAGTCTTTCCGTCCGCGCCGGTCCATTCCTTGAGCGCCATAATCGTATTCTTGCAATCCTCGGAGACGTAGAGCAGGGGCTGGTTCATGGCATCGACCGGCTTGCCCGTGTCGTAGTGGAGCCAGTCGTTGATCAGGTCTATGCCCTCGTCGATGTTGGTTCCAGGAGTGGCGACAAAGTTGAGCCCGATCTCGGCACACTCTTCGATGAGTGTCGTCGCGCTCTCCTTGGCAACAGTCGCCGCATTCCCGTAGCGACTGTCCATCCAGCGCTCGAAAATCACCTCCTCCTTCTCCAGGCGGGCGATCTCCTCCTTGTAGCGCTCCAGGCCGAATCCAAAGGATTTCTGCGCCGATCCCGGACGGCCATCGGCTTTCTTCCCGTCTGGCTCGGCCCATGGCCCAGCATAACCCACGCCGTCGATGTAGTCCTGCCCTGGCCACTCCCGATAGACGAAGGCCCGGCCGCTCTCGTCGAGCAGGAGCCAGATCATGAACCAGTTTCTCCCCGAGCAGGGATCAACAAACTGGTAGCGTGTCCCCTTGGTCGGGATGCGGCTTTGCGGGATGACATGCACCTTGTCGCTGAAGAGGGGGAATCTCCCGGCGATGGCCTTGGTCGGGACGCCGTAAGCACGGCAGAGGATCTCGGGGCGGCTGGCCTTCTCTAGCTCTTCGCGCATCCTGGTCCATCCGGCCCATGGGTTGTTCTTGGTATGGAAGTAGAGGATGCTCGCCTTCCTGCGGACGCACTTCTGGATGACCGGCACCTTCTCGTGGTCGATCAGTGTGCGCTCTCCATCGACATCCCCGTAGATCGGGAGCAACTCGGCCGGGGCCTCCACGATGGTCTCGGCTCCGGTGAGATAGTCTTTGACCGTGGAGCTGTATCCCTCGACCGGCGTGAAGCTGACAAGGAGCTTCCCGTTGCGGTCGAGGAGTCGGTAGCGCATGGTTGTGAGCCAATCGAGCGGCACGAGCTCGTCGCACCAGATGATGTCGAGCTCGCCACCCTCAATCGTCGAGACATCCTGGGCGTAGTTGCGGAACCAGCACTGAGATCCATTGGGAAGAACAAAGGCATTCTCAGAGAAGCCATTCTTCTGCGAGTAGCTGATATTGGTTACTTGGGTCTTCTTGGCTGTCTTCCACTCCAGCGGCATCATGTTCCAGATGTAAGGCTGCTGCATCTCGACGCTATTGGGAGCTGTCGTCTGGAAGCACCAGGCGCGGGCTCGCGGCTTCTCCACCAGCGCCCGCATCACCTCGCGGGCTGCCCAGGAGGATTTTCCTGAGCGGTTGCCCCCCATGACAAGCACCTCTCGATCTCGCTCCAGGATCTCACTGGCCTTTTTCCAGTGATCCGGGACAAATCCATGACGGAATGGGTCCTCGCGCTCTTTGCGGATCAGCTCCTCGCGGAGCTGCGCCGCGGCAAGCCATTGCTCGGGAGGCAGTGTGGTCGGTGGGACTGGCAGCGCCGGGTGAGGGGTGGGGGTCCAGGATTTACTCATAGGCTGAGTCGAGGGTCGAGGGTCGAGAGTCGAGGGCTAAGAGATGCTATTCGTGGCGGGAGAGTTTCTCGTACACGCGGGAGACCAGCTCACCGAACTCCGTCACAGCCTCCTCTCCGATGTCGGGGAATCGGGCATGAAGCAGCTCGTGGACGGTACACTCCACAAGGGAACGGGTGCGTCCATTGCGGGCTGCATGGATTACGATGCGCCTGAGATCCTTGTCCGCCGATCCATCGTCCACGATGCCGCGGGTCTTGCCGGGGAATCCGAATCCGATGGTCCATCGCTTACCAAGGATGGTAGCCGTACAAACCTTTTTGAAGCTCATGGATGGGGTGGAACGGTGCGGCCAGTGGGCTGAGTCGAGAGTCGAGGGTCGAGTGTCGAGGGCTTTTCCTTCTTCTCTGCGTCTCTGCGTCTCTGCGCGAAAATCTGATCCCAATTATCTCGGAACTCGCGGCTGAAGCAGTTCCTTGGGGATGATCCTTTGCCTGCGCTCATCGGGCCTCCTTGAG